CGGAATCAGCGGTTAAACCAGCCCGAGTGTCGTATGTAATTGTACCCGCTACAGAGTCGCTAACTACGAGAATAGCACCGCCACCACCTGCGCCGCCTCTTTTGCCATTAACCCCTGGTTGACCACTTGTACCAGTTTGTGCAGGGGCTGCAGCACCACCCGCACCTCCAGCACCACCTATCCAGTGACCGTTCGGTTGGGCTGCTGCTGGGTTTGCGTGATGGCTCCACCTATTTAAGTTCATTACACCATTGCCGTAATGGTGGGGTCCATGATGGTGTCCGCCACTTACCTGCATTCCGCCACCTTGGTTATGACCGTTTCCTAAATCATGACCGTTTGCGTAGCCATGCGTGTGTCCTGGGTGACCATGCCCAGCACTACTATGTCCTTGGTCGCCACCTGCATGAAGATGTTCAATTCGTCCATGAAAAGTACCAGTTGTTGCAGGATGGGAATGTTGATAAGCGTGATTCGCTTTATAGTGAGTTCCGCTAGTTCCGCTGAACGCGTAATAATGCATACCACCGTGACCGTCATTTGAGTGAGGATGATGTCTACTCCCTGTGTGGTGGTAATGGCCAGAGTTTAATTCCATTGGGGGAATGTAACCAAACTTTCCTTCCCCACCAGCCGAATGGTTATGTGGGTTTACGCCATGTGCGTGGAAATCAGAAAAAATAGCGCCACCATGATGATGGCTAGGGTTATGTGTTGCAGGCACAGGGACTGGGGCTATATGGTAAGCCAAATCGGGAGCCTTGGTTCCAGGAGTCCCCGCAGTTCCAGCGGTGCCAGTACTCCCTGCGCTCCCTGCAGTTGCTGTACCGCCAGCAACACCAGAGCGACCGATAGACATAAAAGTTCCAGAACCAACAATGTGTTTTGCAATGATACAAACGACTCCGCCTCCGAGACCACCAGTACCTCCTGCACCACCAATACCTCCCGCCCCACCAGCGCCAGCAGTCATTCCAGTCACATTTCCATCTGCGCCAGTATTTCCTTTACCTGCAGGAGCGCCTACTGATTCACGATGTGGGTTCGGTGCTCCATTGCTTCCAGTTGCGGCACCAGGAGTACCAGCAGTTCCAGCCTTTCCAGGCCATGTATCACTGTTCGTGAGAATCGCTGGTGTTCCACTTGCACCGTTAGCACCCGTAGTTCCTACTGTTCCTCCAGAGCCTCCACCGATAGGAATCATCCCCGATGTGTGCATGAACACTCCACCAGACATTGCGTTTATGTCTTTAACAAGAAAACTTGGCAAAACTGGAATGTTCGGATTCGTAGAGCCACCACCCTGACCGCCAGCACGATATGAAATGGCGGACTGACCTTTGACTGTCCCATCACTCACTGCGGATGCCGTCTCACCAACAACCCCACCAGAGACTGAACTCATACCGACATGACCGTTGATGGTCAGTGTATTTTTAACGAAAATCCTGTATCCGTTTGTAAAAAGTATTCCACCGCTTTGAACATCAAGGTTGTTGTAATGCATATCTGAAGTAATAGTGACAGTAGTGCCAGAAGGGATTACAACATTTCCATCTAAACCAGTTCCATAGATAGCATCATTGCCTTCGCGCGCGACGCTTTTTTCAATTCTAGAAATAGCCATATCACACCTGCGACATATAGTGAACGGTGCCTGCGTTTTGTCCAGTCACATCAGTGGTGATTCCAGAAGCCAATGTTTCAGCAGAAGAAACAATAAGTATTACTCCTCCGCCTGCAGGTGCAGTTCCTGGTGCTTTGATGTAAGCCGTGCCTGACGCAGGACCAGAAATATAGCGAGCAGCGATGATGATAACACCACCGCCTGCTTGTGCAGTTCCGCCAGCCCCTCCACGAAGAAAAGTAGGTCCACCAGATGCTGTTACTGCGTAACCAGTTATTGCTTGGTGAGGAACTTGAAAATACTGAGCACCACCCATATTTGAGTGAGGCGCTGTTGCTGTGAATCCAGTTGCTGAACCGCCAAGTGAGTGAGTAACGGCGGTAGCGGCTGCTCCGCCTTGCATGATTGAACCTTCGGTTGAGTATCCAGTCGTAAAACCAATCGTGGAATCTGCACCCATAAACTTCAATGTGCCTTTGACAAAGATTCTGTATCCGTTAGGCGCTAACCGAACGCTCGCGTTAATGGTCAAATCATTGAAATACATGTCTCGCGTCATTGAATACACACTTGAAGACGGAGCCATACTCAATACAGTAGTGGTTCCGTCTAGTACAGCATCGCCATCAGCACCTGTTCCGTAGACAGAATCAACGCTTTCGTTGAAGTAAGCAACCCAAACCGAACCATCCCATTGCCAACTCTTAGGACCAGCAGTAAAAATCTGATTTACATACGGAGAAGCAGGAAAAGTAATCGCTGTCATTACGGTAAGCCCTCTACGGTCAAAAAATGACTAGCAATACGAGCAGTACCACTACTGGTTTTAACTTTCAAAGTAAAAGTATTGTTGCCAGGAGTAAGACCCGTTATTTTATGTTGCATAGAGGACATCCAAATGTCGTTACTGTTAGCACTATACCAACGCAAACATTGACCAACTGATGTTGTGTATCCAGCAACATCTACATCAACATTTATTTCTCCAGTACCGCTTTGTGTTTGAAGGTTTCCACCGAAAGTAACTAATGCTGTTGTTCCAGTAGGAATAGTTATGGGGGCTAAATATCCTTGAGTACTAGCAGTGCCGATAGCGACATATGAGGTACTTGTGAAATCCCAAAATGATGCACCGCCTGATACGATGGCAAAAGAGGATTGTGGTGTAATACATACCCATGCAGAACCATTGTATTGAATATTTCTATTTGTATCTGTCTCGTATGCCGTCTGACCAGTCCACGGTGAAGTGGGGCGAGTAGACGAAGTAACTTGCATTGGCGACATTGAACCGCCACCTAATTCAACCCATGCTGAGTTGTAGTAGATGTAAGTAGAACCAGTTGATGTGTCAAACCAAATCTCACCAGCAGACGGGGATGCTGGGGCGGTTGCAGAACTTGTTATTGGAGCACCAGCACCTGTCGCTCCTGTTGCGCCAGTCGCGCCCGTTACGCCAGTAGGACCCGTCGGTCCTGTCGGCCCTGTAACTCCAGTTGGACCAGTCGCACCAATTGGGACTACAAAGTCAAGTACTGCAGCGCCAGTAGTTCCACTATTCGTAACAGACCCTGTTGCTCCGTCAGTGGTTGTACCGACAGTAACTGTTGCAGAGACTCCAGTCGGACCTGTTGCGCCAGTTAAGCCTGTCGGACCTGTTGCTCCTGTCGCACCGATGGGTACAACAAAGTCAAGTACTGCAGCGCCAGATGTTCCGCTGTTGGTTACAGCGCCTGTTGCCCCATCAGTAGTTGTTCCTACCGTAACCGTCGCAGCAACACCAGTAGGACCAGTCGCACCAGTTGCACCAATAGGGCCAGAAAGGTCTGTATAGATGACTACCCATTTTTCTCCATCCCACTTCCACGTCTTTCCTGAAAAAGAGTGAAGGTCGTTTGTGTTTGGAGAGTTTGGAAAGTCAATAGCCATGATTAGTACTTAATGATGTAATTAATTGCTAGAAAGGGGTTCATTAAACCAAGAGCAGTGTTTGTAAATCCGCCATTACCTGAATCTCCAGTAAAGTTTGGAAGATTAACGTCATGTGTATGACCAGCGCTTACACCAGCAGAGTTAAAAGCGCTAATATTTATATCGTGACTATGGTCAACGCTGTGACCACCTGACGTTGTAGCACCAATATCTGTATTGTGCGTGTGGTCGTTGGCCTCCCATGTTGTGGCTCCTGCGTAACGTGCGTTGATACCACCAGTTATTTCTCCAGAACCAGTACCAGTCAGAATGGCACGGTTTGTACCAGCAGTAGCAGTTTGAGCGGCTTTGTATGAGTGGTCATGGTATCCACTGTCTGTGCCGTGGTAGTGGGAGTTGTTTGCACCTGCTGATGTTGTGTTTGCTGGGTTGACATCATGTGTATGGTTAACGCTTACTCCAGTTGATGTTGTATTTGGCGGGTCAACAGAATGTACATGGTCAACGCTTTGCGCTTCTGATGTAACAACTGCGTGGTCGTGAGCAATAGAGTGAGCATGTGTAGGCAAGTTGCCTGAAGCAATAACAACGCTTTCAGCGCCACCTGTTGCCGCTAGTGCTCGTGAGGTTAATCCCGTTCCAGCACCTGCCCCTATTGGCATACGACTACGCATGTCTGGAACATTAAAAGTAGTAGAACCATCTCCGCTTCCGTATGTTGTGCCTACTAGTGCCCAGAGGTTTGCGTAGGTTGTCCTGCTTACTGCTGCTCCGTTGCAGAGAAGCCATCCTTCTGGTGAAGTTGCACCCGCATATGGCATTAACCCACCTACTGGAATTAACGGATAACCGCCAGCACTGTTGTCATCAGCAACAGAGATTCCTTCTTTGACTGTAAATCTAGTTCTTGCCATCTTTATTCTTCCTCTGTTGTAGGCGTGCTTGAGACAACAGTCCACGGAATGGCGTTATTGTTTAAATCCCAGTTATTCCACGAAACAGGGCGACCCGATTCTGGTGTTACTGGTAACTGAATGGTGTTTTCAAGAGGATAAGAAACAGTAGAAGTAATGTCTCGCATTGCTTGTCTCCAAATACGCCAATCGTTTTTAATTTCTTCAGAAATAGGGCAATCTGGCATTTGTGTCCAGTCTGACTCTTTTAGAAGAACATCACGCATTTCACGAAGCGCTTGAAGAAGTTCTTCTTGAGTTATTGCCGATTTGTCTGTAGCGCCTAAAGGCCAACCGTAAATTTGAATTAACATGTTATAAACCTATCAAACTAGAGACGACCTTGACATACGCGCTAGTTGTCGCAGCGTCTGTAACGGTTGCCTGAACCAAAACATTGTCACCACTTATGGAAGTAGAGATTGTCAAAGGAATGCGAGAAGCCCCTAACTCAATAACGCCGTACTCGGCAAGAGTCGGGGTGGTTCCGTTATGAATTAATAGAATCTTAGACACTGTATATTTTGAACCTTGAGTTACCTGGATGAGGAACTCTCCACTTCTCGCGACAATTTTACTAAAACTCGTGATGGTTGTTGCACTGTTTGTCGTAAGAGTGGTTTCTTGAGCAGAACCCGAGCCGCCACCATTTGACTCAACCCAGAACGAGTCAAAGTAAACAAAGGTTTTACCCGTATCCGACTCAAACCATATATCTCCCACAACAGGTGACGCTGGTGGAGTGTCAGAAACACGAAATACTCCCGTAGCGCCAGATGCACCCGTAGCACCAGAAGAACCAGTCGGACCTGTTGGGCCAGTTGGACCAGTCGCACCAGTAGGACCAGTAGGACCAGTAGGACCTGTAGCACCGATTAGTCCTTCTAGCCAAGATGCTTCAGTACCGTCCTCACCGTTTGCGACGGCAACCTCAAAAGCACTAAGACCAGTTGCACCAGTTGCACCTTGAGGACCAGTAGCACCTGTAGGGCCAGTAAGTGATTGGCCCGTAGGTCCTGTAGCACCCGTAGCACCAGGCGTGCCGGGAGTGCCGCTTGGGCCAGTATCTCCAGTAGGACCTTGAGGGCCGGTAGGACCTGTTGCGCCTGTCGCACCAGGGTCACCAGGGTCACCGGGAGTGCCGCTTGGGCCAGTATCTCCAGGCGGCCCTTGAGGACCAGGAATCCCCTCTGGACCTGTCGCGCCTGTTGCTCCCGCAGGACCAGTAGCACCTGTAGGGCCTGTTGCACCAGTTGCACCTTCTGCGCCTGGAGCGCCTTCTGCACCCGCAGCGCCAGGAGCGCCTTCTGCACCCATAAGACCTGTTGGTCCAGTTGCGCCTTCTGGCCCAGTCGCACCTGTTGCACCTTCTGGTCCAGTTGGACCAGTTGCCCCAGTAGCACCCGCAGGACCAGTAGCACCAACCTCACCAATGTCACGAATGATGAGCAATACTTCATGGTTGTTACTAAAGTTTGTGGTGCCCGTTCCGCTAGAAGTAACCAATGTAACGCCGTATTCAACATGTGTCGTTTGGTCGGTGACGCTAGTAACCGTCCATTCTTGATAGTTGGTGGAGTCACTCGCATCCTGGATAAACAATTCGTCGCCAGGCTGGACATTGTTTAAAAATATGTGTACATCAAGTCCGCTTTTATCAATGTCGTCCACATTGATTTGTGTTGCACTTGTTTGTGTAGCATTGTTCCAAAGCAGATAGGTGCTGCCTGGGTCGCCGCTTGTT